CCGGTGTACAACAACTTCCGTGGCTTGCGCCCATCTCTTTCCTTATCCCAAGGAAAGGTCATTGAACGGAAAGGAAAAGGTCATGACTTGCCGCGAATTGAAACGGTCATTACCGATGCAGCCGGGAGCTACGGCCCCGAAGTTGCAGATTGGGCTGAGCGCATTCTCGGAGTGGAACTCATGCCCTGGCAACGGCATGTTCTCAACGGTCAGCTTGCCGTGGATGCCGAAGGGCAGTTCCTCAACCACGTATCGCTTGTGTCCGTCGCTCGACAAAACGGAAAGACCGTAGCGCTCAAGGCGCTGCTTGGCTGGTGGCTAACCCAGCACGCTACGCAGGTCGGCCCTCAAACGATTCTCACTACAGCGCACAGGCTCGATCTAGCGACAGCCTTATTTCAAGACCTTGCCCCGGTAATTGAAGCCAAGTTCGGTGTCAAGGCTGTGTGGGCGTATGGTCGTAACAGCATCAAGGTTGGTGATTCGCGTTGGTACGTCAAAGCAGCCAGGCCATCTAGCGGTCACGGTATGAGCGTTGACCTGATTATTGCGGACGAAGTGTTTGGCATTGATTCCGAGACGCTCGACATTGGGTTGCTGCCGACTCAGCGTGCCAGACCTAACCCATTGTGCTCGATGTGGTCAACGGCAGGCACCGAGGACTCAATTGCGATGCTGCGTTGGCGTGAGCAGGGCATACGTGCTATTGACTCAGGTGAAGTCACCAATTCTGTGTACTTAGCGGAGTACAGTCCACCGCCAGACCTTGACCCGATGAGCGAAGCCGCGTGGGAATACGCCAACCCAGCACTCGGGCACACGCTTGACATTCGTACCGTCCAGGCTGAATCCAAAGGCCCGAACCGTGCAGGCTTCCTGCGATCTAGCGTGAACCTATGGGTGCAATCAGAGCTGTCGTGGCTGCAGCCTGGCAAGTGGGAGTCGTTGCGTACCGATTTGCCACCGTTGCCGGGTGGCGTGCTCGCCGTAGAAGTATCGCTGGACGATGGCAGGTACGTGGCGGTACGTGTGAACGCGAATACTGCTGGGATACTTTGTGCGACTGTCGCATTCATGTGCGAAACAGTGACACAGGTATGGGATAACATTCGTGCCCAGTTGGCCTCCAACTCAGGTTTGCAAGTTGCTATCACGCCGACACTGGACACCAACTGCCCCTCCGATTTGCAACGTCGCAGGGTGCTGGTCGGCTATCAGGAAATAGGCCGCTACACGTCAATGGTCAAGAACCTCATCAATGAGGGCCGCGTCAATCACACTGGTGAGACGATGTTGGCTGAGCATGTTGGTCGTGCTGTTGCGGTCAAAACTCCTGGCGCTATTGCGTTGTCATCACAGAAATCAAGTGGCCCGATTGAGTTAGCCCGGTGTCTCGTGTGGGCTGTCGGCATGTGTGCGAAACCGAGACCGATGGTGAACCGACCCATGATTGCATCGAGTGCCTAGACTGATGCCACGATGGCATTCTCACTGAAGCGCGCAGTCGCTAACAACACAAACGCACAGATAGGTGCAGCTGGCGCTGCTGGCAATCCGCTGGTCGGCAATTTCATGACCTATACGACCGACTTCAACAGGTCGGCTGCCATCCAGATTCCCACTATCAGCCGGGCGCGTGACCTAATCTGCTCGATGGTTGGCTGCTTAGAAATTCATCAGTACGCCAAGCAATGGGTCAATGATGACTACGAGGAACTCGACTTGCCTGATGACACATGGTTTCACCAGCCCGACCCCAACGTCACACGCAACTTCATCATGAGCTGGACTACTGATGACTTGCTGTTCTACGGACGCGCATTCTGGATTGTGACTAGCCGATTCGGCAACGGCTTCCCAGCAACTTTCACGTGGATTCCAGCAGCTGACGTGCAAACACGCGACCAAGCCGGGCCTCAATGGTTCGGCCCCAGCAAAGAGGTCTATTTCAACGGCTACAAGCTCGACCCAAACGATGTCGTGCAATTCCTCAGCCCAATCCAAGGCTTGCTCACGATGGGCGCTCGATCAATTCGCACCAACATCAACCTTGACACCAGCGCTGAGCGCTTCGCCAAAAATCAAACCCCGGCAGGCGTGCTCAAGCAGACCGAAGGCGAGCCATTGAGCGCCGAGGAACTGTCCGAACTTGCTGCTGGCTTTGCAGCTGCACGAAACAACAATGCGATTGCTGCGTTGAATCAGTACGTGGACTGGAAAGAGTCCTACATGGATCCGAGCAAGTTGCAGTTGACGGAAGCACGCACCTATCAGGCGTTGGAGATGGCACGCATCGCCAACATTCCGCCATACCTTGTCGGTGCACCATCAGGTTCTGGCATGACCTACCAAAACGCGCAACAGGCACGCCAAGACCTGTACTTATTCGGTGCCAAACCATTCATTGACTGCATTGAGCAGACGTTGAGCATGAACAACATCACGCCACGAGGCCGTTACATTTATCTGGACATTGAGACATACCTGGAGGAATACGAAATGTCCTCCGAGCAGGACAACGCTGCACCTGCTCGGGGGCTACCCTCTAACGACGAAAGCGAGGCATCATGATTCGCCTAACTGCACAAAACACATTTGTCCTGGCTGAGGATGGCGAGTCACCACGCTCGATCAGTGGTGTTGCCGTACCTTGGAACACCGAAGCAACCGTCAGCGACGGAACTCGAGTCCGCTTTGAGCGCGGCTCACTGCCGATTACTGGCAAAAAGCCCAAGCTGCTCAAGTACCACGACTCTGAGCAGCCAGTAGGCGTAGTCACCGGGCGGCTTGACTCCGAGGAGGGCATGCTCTTTACGGCCCGAATTAGCGCCACCAGCGAAGGCAACGACATGCTCGAACTAATCAAAGACGAGGCAGTTGACTCAGTATCGGTAGGCGTTGACGTAGTTGACGCTTCCTACGACGACAACGGCACCATGGTCATCAAAAAGGCCAACTGGGTAGAATTATCACTTGTCACGGCACCTGCATTCAAGGGTGCTATGATTACAGAGGTTGCAGCGACCGAACCACAAGAGGAGACAACCACAATGTCTGAAGTCAAGGTCGAAGCATCCGTAGAAGCACCAGCACCAGCACCACAAATGCTGTTCGCTGCACCACGCGCCGAGTTCAAGTTGCCGTCAGCTGCTGAATACATCAGCAAAGTGCTGAAGGGCGGATCAGAAGCTCAGCAGTTCCTCGCCAACATCCGCGCCGCAGCGCCCGATGTTGTCACGACCGACACGCCTGGCATTCTGCCAGAGCCAATCCTTGGCCCGGTGTACAACAACTTCCGTGGCTTGCGCCCAGTCGTTGACGCAATCGGTGTCAAGGCCATGCCTGGTGGCGGAAAAGTGTTCCGCCGTCCAAAGGTCACGACCAACACCACGATTGGTGCCAGCAACGGCGAAAACGCCAACCTTGATCAGGGCACGTTTGTTGTGAGCAACAACAACGTCACCAAAGGTGTGTACGGCGGATACGTACGTCTGTCGGAAGAGGACATGGACTGGACTGAGCCAGAAGTAATCGGCTTGCTTGTTGATGACATGGCGCGTATCTACGCCAACGAAACCGACAACGTTGCAGCCGACGCACTCAACACGGGTGCAACCGTCACGCTTACGCTGACCGATGCCAACCTCACCGACCCGACCAAATGGGTCGAGTGGGTGTACGCAGCTTCGGCAGACATCCTCAGCAACAGCAACGGCAACCTGCCCACGCACATGTTTGTTGCACCAGCAATTTGGGAAAAGCTTGGCGCTTTGACCGACACGGCTGACCGCCCACTGTTTCCACAAGTTGGCCCAATGAACGCATTTGGCAACTTGGTTCCCGGCGCAGGAAGCGGAAACGCATTCGGCCTTCAGGTTGTTGTGGATCGCAACTTCTCGGCCAGCACGCTCATCATCGGAGACCCATCGGGCTTTGAAATCTTTGAGCAACAGAAGGGCGCAATCCAAGTCGAAGCTGCTGATGGTTCGCTGTCGCGCTACATCAAGTTCCGTGGCTACTTCGCCACGTTGATGATTGACGCGAACAAGTTCATCAACCGCACCAGCGTCTGATAGTTCACTCCCTCCAGGTGACACTGAACGGTGGCAACTTACTCACTTACCCATAAACAGGTAGTTAGTAACGTTGCCGTCGTTCAGCTGCTGGAGCCTCACAACTTTGAGGTAGGGCAATCAATAACGCTGTCCGGTATCGGGGCACCGTGGAACGGCACGTTCAAGATTCTGGCCTTGCCGGAGTATTACTTCATCGGGGTATCGCAGCAGGGCGATTACCAGTACGACACTGACACCATCATTCCCAATCAGGTGCAGTTCGCACTCACTACGGCTGACGTAGATCGAGCAGCTGCCACCGGGACATGCACCTACTCGGTGACGTGCTCATGGATTGTCCTGGGCGATGTCGAGGACTACCTTGGCTTTACATTCACCAACCCAAGTGCTGACCTTGACGTAGCCAACATGGCAGTGAGCGCAGCGAATCAATTCGCGTATCGCAAGCGCGAGGAGTCAGGCTATTTTGACTCACCAACCACCGTGCCCGATGGTGCGGTAAAGCTCGGCACCGTCCAGTACGCAGCAATCCTTTACCGTGAGCGCGGCTCCACGGAGGCGTTTGCGTCGTTTGACCCACTAGCCACAGGTGGCCCGGTCACAGGCAACTACGGTCAAATCTTGCGTTTGCTCGGAGTCAATAAGCCACAGGTGGCCTGACATGTCGAACATGTTCAAGGATGGTTACGACCAACTGGTCACCAAGCTCCAAACCATTACCGGGCTGCGTGTGTTTGATGATCCGCGCAACATGAACCCACCATGCGCATTGGTTGAGGCACCGACAATCATGATGGCCACCAACGTGGTCGCTGACATGGAGTTCCGTGTCGTAATGACTGCCCTAGGCACAGGGGACAACAGGACGCTTGACAGCCTGCTGGACAACATCGACTTGATTCGCGCTGCACAAATCGGCTTGACCGATGCACGCCCAACCACCGTGTCGTACGGTGGCGCTGACTACCCTGCCTACGAGCTGACAATACGCACCAAAGTAAGCCCCTAGGGCTACTAGACTGCCCTACGGGTAAGCAGCGACCCTCGACGTAGAGGAGATTCGCTACATGGCTAACGCAACCACTTACCTGGCTTCCCCATCCTTCGGCATCGGCCCGAACCTTGCTGGAATCAAAGACCTGACCGATCAGTGCAAATCGGTCGTTGTCACCAAGTCGCGTGAAGCGCTCGACTCCACTTCGTTTGGTAACACTGGCCGCCAGTTTGTCGGTGGCCTCACCAACGTCACCGTCACTGCCACGCTGCTGATGGAGTACTCGAGCACCCCGGGCACTTACGTTGACCTGACCAGCCTTGTTGGCACCAACGTGTACGTCGCAGTAAAAGCTGCATCGGCTTCGGCAATCAGCACCACGAACCCAGAGTTCCAAATCACTGGCGGCTACCTTGAATCGCTCGATGTCGTGAACGGCTCGGTCGGTGAACTGTCCGAAGTAGAAATCACCATCACAGGCGGCGTGCTGGTCGAGGACGTGACCCCGTGAAACTAACCATCAAGGTGTCATTTAAGACACCAGCAGCGGAATTGGTTACAGAGCAAGTCACAACGACAATCGCTACGGCTGCTGCGTGGGAACGCAAGTTCAAGCGCCGCGCCAGCGATTTACAGGCTGGTATCGGTATCGATGACATCATGTTTATGGCGTGGCATCAGCTCAACGTCAATAAGCGTGAAGGCCGCGATTATGACACTTGGCTTGTGTCCGTTGAGGATTTTGAGGTAGTGGAGACTGCCCACGCAAACCCTACGGAAGCAACAGCGTCCGACGCCAGTTAGCGGAACTGCTGTTGGCTACCGGGTGGTGGCCTCCGAACATCGAGTTTGATTCTGAGGATTTGGCTACCGTGTTACTGCTGGCGAGAAAGCAACAACAACGTGGCAACTGAAACTCGGATTGAGATTTACGGCATCAAAGCCGCATTGAAAGAACTAAACAAAATTGCGCCTACGTTGCGCCGTCAAATCACCAAGGATTACAAGCAAATTGTATCGGGTGTAATCAAGGACGCTCAAGCCATAGTGCCAACTATTGCGCCCATGACTGGCATGGAAAAAGGTTGGAAAACACAAAGCGGTTATGAGATGTTGCCGGATGGCGGCTGGAATGGCATCAAGGCACAAAAGTCGTATACGGCCAAAATTAGTACGCGACGTGTCAAAGAGTTTCGCGGAACTAAGGAAAATGTTGGCACGTTCAGAATTGTGTTCACTGGCTTGGTCAATACGGTGTTTGACATTGCTGGGCGCAAATCAAGCGGTGAAGTCAGGCAAACCAGTCGCATGGGCAAACACGGAAGAAAAGTTGGCACCGTGGGCGGCCCTCAAATGATCGCTGTGCTAAATAGTCGTTACAACCGCGGTTCGCGTACCGTCTGGCCTTCGTATCAAAAGAATGAAGCTCAGGTAATTGACGAAATGACTAAATTGGTTGAGCAAGTAATGGAACAGGTTGGTCGCAACCTTGTCATGAACAACGATTCGTAGGATGTAAGCATGGCTGTCTCAATCCCTATTATTTCCGAGTTTGACAGCAAGGGAATCAAGAGCGCCATCAATGAGTTCAAGAGCCTCGAAGGCGCTGGCGCGAAAGCCCAGTTCGCCCTCAAAAAGGCTGCCATCCCGGCAGCTGCGGCTATCGGTGGCCTGGCTGTCGTTATCGGTGACGCAACCAAAGCCGCTATTGAGGACGCAAAAGCACAAGCCCTGCTCGCCCAGGCCATTACCAATAACACGCTGGCTGGGGAAGCCAACATCAAGGTCGCTGAGGCGTTTATTGAGTCCACGATGATGTCGGCGGCGGTGGCTGACGATGAGCTACGCCCAGCCCTCGCCTCGCTTGTCCAAGTGACCGGAGAGATGACTTCGGCACAAGATGGCCTGACACTGGCCCTCGACGTTGCTGCAGCCACTGGCGTTGATTTGGGCACGGCTACAGATGCCATTGCTAAGGCGTACGGTGGCAACACCAAGGCGCTAGGCACGTTGCTGCCCTCGGTACGCGAACTCATCAAAGAAGGCGCGTCACTAGACGAGGTGTTTGCTGCGGTGGCTGGTACGGTCGGCGGATCAGCAGCTGTGGCTGCCAACAGCGCCGAAGGTCAAATGAAACGCCTGTCGCTGACTATCGGCGAAACTAAGGAATCTATCGGTGCAGCATTTCTGCCCATCCTCGAGCGCCTGCTCCCAGTACTGCAAAAGTTCGCTGTGTACGTACAAAACAACACCGACAAAGTGCTAGCGGTCATGGCTGTGGTCGGCTCCTTTGCCGGGGCAATTCTGGCATTGAACGCAGTCATGAAGGTCATCACGGTGACGCAGTTGGCGTTGAACCTTGCGATGGCTGCCAACCCAATTGGCCTGGTGGTTACGGCTGTGGCGCTGTTAGTGGCTGGCTTCGGTGTGCTGGTCGCTAAAACTGGCAGCGTCAAAAACGCATTCGCCACCATGGGCAACTTCATCATCGGCATCTTTGAGAACATTGGCAACACTTACGTAGCCATGATCAACAAAGTGATTGAAGGTCTAAACAAAATCAGTCCGTTCAGCGACATTGGCTATCTAAACAAATTTGATTTGCCACGATTCAGCATTAGTAGTAGCAGTGCTAGCAGTGGTGCTGTTACAACTGCTGGCCCTGATCGAGTGGAGCGAATGATTCAAGTACCAAGCATCCCGGCGATTGCCCCGGTGACGTTGCCTGCACCATCGGGTGGTGGCGGCGGTGGCAGTCGCGGTGGCGGTGGCGGTCAAATGACCGTGCAGCCGTTTGACCCTTCGGTGTATGACCCCAAGAGCCGCTTCTACGAAGTACCAGCCATGTTGGATGCCGCGTACGCGCCGAAGCAGGCTGTGTACAACGTGACCGTCAACAGCACCATTGCTGATGAGCGCTTAGGTGACACCATTGTGAACGCGTTGAAACAGTACAACCGTCGCAGCGGCCCACTCGACGTACAGATTGCATAACCATGGCTGCCAGCGTTGTCCAATCAGGTAGTTACCTGCTCGAGCTTGACACAGGCTTTGACTACAACTCATTCAGGTTGGATGACGCAACCAAAGGCGTACTCAATAACACCACTTATGGCTTAGGGCCTCAAACTGGTTACGCAGACATCACCGAGTATGTGACCGAGGTTGCCTACAAGCGAGGCCGCCGCAACATTGACGATCAGTTCGGTGCCGGGACGATGAGCTTCCGCATGACCGACGAGACAGGCATCCTTGGGCCGTATGACACTGCCAGCCCCTATTACGACCCGAGCAACGACAAACCTGGGCTTGCACCTATGCGTCGAGTCAGGCTGAGCCGATCATCGGAGTATCTGTTCGTTGGCTATGTCACGGCTTACAACTACGAGTTTGCTTTGGCTGGCCCTAACACGGTGGCGGTGCAATGCTCGGACGATTTCTACCTGCTGGCTCAGACGCAGATGGCTGCGTTCAACCCGAGTGCGGAAACCTCGGGAGAACGCATTGAGACTGTTCTAGCGTTGCCAGAGGTCAATTACACAGGCACCACGGCTATTGACCCAGGCACAGTCAACCTGGGTCACGACAGCTCATACACGCTCAATGCCGGGCAAAACACGCTCGGCTACATTACGCAAATCAACCAGGCAGAGCAGGGTCGAGTGTTTATGAGCAGGGCAGGCGTGTTTACATTCCAGCCGCGTGTGGGAGCCACGCTCAGCGGTTCGGTCATCACGTTTGCCGATGACAACACCAACACACCGTATGACAACGTGGAGATTGAGTTTGACGCTGATGGCGTGCTGAATCGCGCGTACGTGCAGGCGCTCGATGGCAAGAATGCATTGGCTGAGGATTTGACCAGTCAGGCCACGTATTTCATTCAATCGCAATCGATTACGAACAGCCTGCTGCATCAGCAAGGCGAGATTGATGACTTGGCTGACTATCTGCTTGAGCCTGAGCCGTCGCCACGATTTACGGCTGTCAGCACCAACTTTGCCTTGCTAGACAACGCTGAGCGCGCTTTGGCTGCCACCGTGGACATCGGAGACACCATCACAATCACCAAAGACATCACTGGGCTGTCAACCATCACGTCCGAGCTGAGCATTGAAGGCATTGAGGGCAACATCAATTTTGCGTCAGGCCATCGCATTACGTACTACACAGCCCCGACCACTGTTGTGTTCCAGCTCATTTTGGATGACCCGGTGTACGGTCAACTTGATGGCACAAACGTATTAGGATGAGGTAACCATGGGCGCTAACGCACAGACATCTGTTCCAACCTTTACTGCCGGGCAGGTTTTGACTGCCGCGCAAATGAATGAAAGCGCTCGAACTGGTGTGCCAGTGTTCGCTGATACCACAGCGCGTGACGCTGGCTTTGGTGGCTCAGGCGAAAAGACGCTCGCCGAAGGCCAGTTGTGTTTCGTTGAAAACTTGACAGGCGTTGCGCAAATTCAGTATTACGACGGCGCAAGTTGGGTGAGCCTCGGAGCAGGCGCACTGGCATTAGTCACTACCCAAACTATTGGAACTGCTGTTAGCACAGTAACGGTGTCTAACGCATTTAGTTCAACGTATGAAAACTATTTGATTACTATCAGCGGCGGTGTAGCTAGCGCGACAAGCGTTTTGCGATTGCAGTTAGGTTCTACAGCTACTGGTTATTACGGCGGCGCGTCAAGCGTCAATTTTGGAACCAACGCATTTGTCGGCAATGGTGACAATAACGCCGCTCGATTCTCGTTTGTCGGTTGGGGATCCGTGAGCGGCTTGATTATGTATGCCGTACTGTTGGCACCCAATCTGGCTAAACAAACCAACATTTGGGCTGGCCCGTATTTCACCAGCACCTCTGCAGGAACATACGCTGGCGAGGAAGATAGCACCACGCAACACACGGCGTTTACCATTACGCCAAGCACCGGAACTATGACAGGTGGAACAATTCGCGTTTACGGATACGCAAACAGTTAGGAAAATTATGTACAAAGTGCAAATTGACGATGTTGTAAGAGATGCAACCGCGGAGGAAGCAGCGGCTATTGAGGCTGCCTATAAAGACGCAGCAAATAAAGAAGCCGCTATGAATGCAGTTGCTAAAGCCAAAGAATCAGCTTTGGCAAAATTGGTGGCATTGGGATTGACCGAAGCCGAAATAGCGGCATTGGTGGCCTGATGAAGTGGGCACCGATGCTCGAAGATTGGTTGAAAGCTTTCGTCGCTGGAAGCGCCGCCGTGCTTATCACAAGCAACTACAACGCAGAAAACGCGCTAAAAGCCGGAATAGCAGCAGTCCTGCCAATGATCTACGCATGGGCAAACACTAAAGACACGCGGTACGGACGCAAGTGAAATACCCGGTCAAGCCAGTAGTACTACCTGCTGACCTGCGAGGAGTACAGCCAGGCCGATTGCCTGCCTACCTGCTCAAAACGATTCGGCCCTATGGGCAACTACATCCATTGGCGGCTCAGGCGTGGGAGGCTATGCGTCGAGCTGCACACGCTGACGGCATCAGGCCGTTCAAGCCCACAAGTGTGGCAGACACGTACAGGAGCCTGGAGACGCAGGAGCGAGGCTTTATGGCTCGATACACCACGGCACCTATTCCAACTACGTCTGTGCGCACGTATAAAGGGCAGAAGTACTACCTGAAGCCCGGCATGGCACCGATGGCAACACCGGGCACATCCATGCACAACCTTGGGCTGGCTGTTGATGTCAGTGATGCCAGCGGTGATCGACTCAAATGGATGGTTGCTAACGCTGATTGGTACGGCTTCTGCTGGGAGCTGCAATCAGAGCCTTGGCACATCAGGTACTACACAGGGGACAAGGTACCCTTGAAAGTGCAGCAGTTTGTGAGCCTGCATGCCGACCGAGATTTAC